GTAAATGATTTGTAAATTCGCTTTCCGGTGGATGGATCCGTGTAATCGTATAGATTTACGCGCCAGTTACCGGAGGGCAGTTTTTTAGCTTTTGCCATTGTAAAAACCTCCTATTATTGAAAATCCCGTAGATACGTTTTTGTATCCACGGGATTTTGTTATTTGAGCAAACTGCCGGAAGCGGAGCGAGCCTGTATCCAACCGCGATCTAAGTTTGCGATATCGTAGCCAAAAAAGAAGCAAACGAAAATCACAAGGATGATGCAGATAATCAAGCAAATCCGAACGAGCCGCCGATCTTCGTTGTGCTGGCGCATAAATTGTGCTTCTTGCTGCGCGAGTCGCACAATCTTATCTTCGCGTTCAAACTCAATGCTTTTCTTCAGGTACTCGATCTGCTCGTTCTCGGAGCCTTCATCCGGCATCGGCGGTGTAACGATGTCATATTTGACGGCGGCAAGGATAGATCTAAGCACAACGATGCTCGGGTCGGCCTGCCGTTTAAAAATGCGGATAATTGTACTTTGTGAGACATTACAAGCGTCCGCAACGTTTTGATAAGATAAGTTGAGCGAGACGCGTCGATCTTCCAGCTTTGGTATAAGCGCGTCCAAATCGATTGTCGAAAAATCCATAAGAAGCACCTAATTTGTAATTTAAGTCATATATAAAGTACTGTTATGCAAAATTGAATATTTACACCACCGTTTGAGAGGCCTATTATTTAATCAAACGAAAGGCTTATCTGTAGGTGATAAGCGTGTTAAATCCCGTCCGGTTTCCCGTCATCCCCTGATTGGGAATCGAATTAAATTTTATGTCCAAGATTTCGTAGCCTTCCCTTTGCATGCAGTTTAAAACATAGTCAATTTCCGTTGTGTATTTTTCATCGCACTTAAAGACCTGATTAGCAAGCTGCGAAAAACTGTTTATCAGCACGACGTGAACCGCACCATCTTTTTGAGCTAGATATGGGCGCATATTTGTATAGACATTTTGTGCGGTGTTTTTTTGGTTTCCTGAGAACAAAGCCATAATATTTTACCTCATTTCGTATATTTACCTCATAATTTAACTGTATCATATCACTAAAAACGCACGTAGTCAACAAATAAATAAAAAATTTTTTTATAAAAAGAACGGAGTTGAACAAATGAAGACGGTAGAAACAAGGGAAGAAAACAGAATCCGAAAAAACTTAATAGACGCAATTTCAGAAATGCTGCTGGATCTCCCCGTAGATACTTTGCGAAAGATTTACATATCTGTATCAATATGGGCGGGGAAAATGTAGGCGCACAAAGCAAAAGGCGAGGACCGTTAAAAATTCGGTTCTCGCCTTTTTTATTTGTCTTCCGACAATATCTCGCAAATCTTCTCAAGCCCTTTTACAAAAATCGGCAGATACTCATCGGGTAGCTGCGCCATAGCGCGAAGCAGTCGGCTTCGGTCGTCATCATCGATTTGTGCTCTGGCAAAAATCTCCGCCAATGCTTCCTCACGTGTTTTCTGCTTAAACATTTCGCCTGCACCGGTACGCAACCAGATTAGATCGACACCAAAAACACGGCAAATATCGGCGATTGTGCGATCTCCAATTCCTGATTTTCCAGAACAAATAAGGCTCAAACTACCTTGTTTTATTCCTATCTTTTCCGCAAACTCAGACTGCGTAAGGGACGAAGCTTTTAAGACCTTTTGCACACGCTCGTTTATTGTCTCCATTCGTTCACCTCCTTATATAGTATTATACCATAATCCGAAATAAAGTCAACGAAAAAATATTTGCCACCAATAAAATAAAGCTTGACAATATAGCCCACCTATGGTATTATATAGGTAACAAATAACAGAGAGCAAAAAAAGGAGGTAAATTTAATGTACGAGGTCTTAACGCATGAAGCAGAAAAAGCTATTCAGATCGTTAAAGCTGTGCCTGCGGACAAACGCGCTCTTGCCGTGAAAATGGCAGAGATTTTCGCCGCGGGCATCGCGATCGGCACGGAACTGGCGGAGAAAAAAGAAAGCGGGGAGAAAGCGGAATGAGAATGGAAGACCGGGCACGAAAAGAAGCATTAAAAGTGGTACTGCCGTACATTTTAATGCTTCTCGCCCCGATTTTAGGCACGCTAATCGCGGTTTTGATGTTGTGCTTTTTCTAAAACATCCAGACGGCTTTGCAATGATAAAACCTCTTTTTCCAAGCGATCAAGATGAAAAGTTGCAATTTGCGTTTTATACGCCTCACTGTAAATACGGACAACAAGCGCAAAGCAAACAATCAAGAGCAACAAAGAAAGTAGAGACAATGCAATGATAAGCAAAACAGAAAAGGACACATTTGCTGAAAAAACCAGCGGTAAAACCACAATCAATATAGGAGCCACAAACGTGCTGGCAATCCACACTATCGGTAGCTTTGGGGGTTCAAAATCTTTTTTATCCAAATAGGTTCACCTCCTTCCGATGATTTAAGTATACAGGCAAAGAAAAGCGAAAGCAAGAGACTCGCCGCTGAAACACGCATTTCGGTCGTTAAAGCTGTGCCTGCGGACAAACGCGCACTTGCCGTGAAGATGGCAGAGATTTACGCCGCAGGCCTTGCGGACGGCGTGGAACTGGTAACGATGCGCACCGAGCGCAAAGACGCAGACGAGACCAACCCGAAAGCGGGGTGAGTTAAGGAGGTGAGAACATCAATGATTTTAGGTTTGTGTGTGCTGACTTTTGTTGCGGTGCTCTCGATTATTATGATCGGGAGCGGAAAAAGAGTGGCTATGGCTATTTACGTCGGTGTGATTTGTCTATTTGTGCTTGCGTGTCTCGCAAATCACGGCTCATTTACCTAAGCGCATATACAAGCATAATTTCAACTCGCCGCTGAAACACGCGCCCCAGCTTTACCACATGCCGCCCGAAAACTAATCCTCCCCTGAAAACCATGGATGTACACTCCTTTCGTCCAAACAAACATAGATACTGCATAATTTTTGCTTTGGGCGGCAGGTGGTAGGGCTGGGGACAAAAACATAAATAAAGAAAGAGGTGGTAAACAGTGCCAAGATTAAAACCATCGCCCGCAGAACAGCGGCGGCAGACGTTTCGATCGATTATGCGCTATAACGCCGACCGCATGGGCCTTACGACCGACGAGAAGACCGCGAAATACTTGGGTATATCCCCGCAGCTTTACAGCTACCGTATGCGCCACCTTTCGGCGTGGTCGTATGAAGACTTGTGCAACATCTTTAAAAAACTGCGTTTTTCGCAAAGCGACATCGAGACGCTGTTCAAAAATTAGAGGAAAGGAGGCAACAACATGATTTTAGTTTTGTGCGGCAGTATTGCCGCCGGATGCGCGATCATCACGCTGGCCTACGGCGCGGAGAAAATCCTCGAAAGAGCCGTAAAGCCGCCGAGGAGAAGAAAAAGAGCCGCCCGCCCCGGTGCGGAGGTCATCGACCTCGGCAAATATCGCAGCTGGCGCGACGCCGTGCGCGTGTATGAGACAGTGACAACAGGCAGAGAGGAAAGACAAGCGTGAGCCGTAAAAAAGAAAAGTGCCCCGGACTGCGGGAACAGTCACAGGGGCACAAAAACAAATTTACCGCTATTAGTTTAGCAAAAACGGGAGGAAAAGTCAATGGCAAAGTATAAGCAGATCATGCAGGTGAGCCTTTGCGGCAACATCAAGCGCGGCGCGTTTGATGCTGTTACCGTAAATGGCGGTGACGTGATGGAGATTGTGGGTAAGCATTTGCGCGAAGAGGGCATTGAGCGCGGCAAAATCCGCATTACGGTGCTCGAGGAGATGCCAGAGGAGGCGAAAGCGAATGAAACTGTATGAGTATGCGGAGCAATACGAGGCTTTAAAGCAGATGGCGGAGGACGAAAACATCCCTCCCGAAACGCTCGCAGACACGCTTGAAAGCATCGACGATGAGTTTGAAACAAAAGTGGACAGCATCGCGTGCATCATCAAAGATGAGCTGGCAACGGCAGAAGCGATCAAAAAAGAGATCGAAGCGCTGACTGCGCGGATGAAGCGCCATGAAGTAACAGCGGATCAGCTTAAATCCTACACCATGCAGCAGATGCAGGCGGTAGGAAAAAGCAAAATCGAAACGGCGCGCAACGTGGTATCCGTAGCAAAAAAAGCCCCGTCTCTTGAGATCGAAAATGCCGATGACTTTATCGCATGGGCTACGCTCGACCATGAAGAGTTTATCCGCCAGAAAGCGCCGGAGATCAACAAAGTTGCCGTGCGCGATGCGCTAAAAGCGGGCGAGGAGCTCCCGGGGGCTAAATTGGTAGCCGGGTACAGACTGGCGGTGCGCTGATGGGTAACATGGATATTTACAACGCCGTGAGCGCTGTACCGGGCAGCGCACAAAAGCGGATCACCGGAGGGCGGCTCAACGGCATGACGGACATCAACCCCATGTGGCGCATACGAGAGCTGACAGAGCTTTTCGGGCCGTGCGGAATCGGGTGGAAATACAAGATTGCCCGCGAGTGGCTTGAGACCGCCAGCACCGGCGAGGTGGGGGCGTTTGTGGACATCGAGCTGCAATACAAGATCACGCCGGATGCGGACTGGTCTGAGCCTATTCCGGGCACAGGCGGCTCAAAGTTTGTGGCGGCGGAAAAGGGTAATAATCTGCGTGCATCCGATGAGTGCTACAAAATGGCGCTCACAGACGCGATCTCCGTAGCTTGCAAAGCTTTAGGCTTCGGCGCGGACATTTATTGGGAGGCAGGACGTACAAAGTATAACGCCGCCCCTCCGGAGCAGGACGAAGAATACACCTGCGCACAGTGCGGCAAGACGATCCGCGACGGCAAGAAAAAAGACGGCAGCGCTTGGAAAGCGGGAGATATTGCGTTGTACGCGCAAAAACGGTATGACCGACAGCTTTGCTTTGAGTGCTTAGGAAAAGAGATCAAAGCCGAAAAGGCGGCGGAGAAAGCTGGTGGCTTAAATGGTACAATTTGATTTTACAGCTGCCCGCGTGAATGAAGACGGAGAGCTTTGCCTCAAAGTCATCAACACACCCGCCGCAAGACAGTTTGTGCTTGGTATGCGCGAGCGTATGTATACGTGCGAGGTAAAAGAGTACCGGCAAAAGCGCAGCTTGGATGCAAATGCCTATTTTTGGGTGCTTTGCGATAAGCTTGCAGAGGCGACGAACCAACCGAAAGAGCTGATCTACCGCGAAGCGGTGCGAAACATCGGCGGCAACTGCGATACGGTGTGCGTGATAAATTCCGCCGTGAACAAGCTGCGGCAGATGTGGCAGCATAATGGGCTCGGTTGGGTAACGGATGTACTGCCCAGCAAAGTGCGGGGCTGCACAAATGTGATTGTATACTACGGATCCAGTACATACGACAGAGCGCAGATGGCGCGTTTGATCGATAATATTGTACAGGACTGCCGGGCGGTGGGCGTGGAAACGCTCCCGCCGGACAAGCTGGAAGCCCTGAAAGATGAGTGGGCAAGATGATTGGTGAGTGCTTTATTTGTGGTTGCTATGGTGTGGTCGAGCGGCACCATATATTCGGCGGTGCGCTGCGCAAAAAAAGCGAGCGCTACGGATTGGTCGTTACGCTGTGCCATAGTTGTCACAATGAGCCGCCCTACGGGGTACACCACAACGCCAAGGCGATGCAAAAGCTGCACGAATACGGGCAGCGCAAAGCCATGGCGGAGAACGGCTGGAATATTGATGATTTCCGCCGAGAGTTTTATAAAAACTACCTTTAGCGGTTATCCGTTGTTTGCCTTCGGGCGGGTGGCGGATACCTGTGCGGGTAGAAGAAAGGAAAGTCGACGATGGCGAGACCGCAGAAAGAAAATGTGGACTATTGGCCTTTCGATGTGGGACTTTTCCAAGATCGTAAATTCCGTTTGATTCGCTCCGAATTTGGAATAAAGGGCGCTTATATAGCTTTAGAGCTTATCAATATGGCGTACAGCGAAAACGGATATTATGCAAAATTCGGCGAAGAAGACTGCCTCCTGATGTCCGAGGGTGTCGGTGGTGGTTGCGAAGCGAGTTTTATTATGGAGGTAGTACGAGGGTGCTGCAGACGTTCTCTCTTTGACGAGGGTATCTACAATGCGTTCGGCGTGCTCACCTCTCACGGCATACAGCAAAGATACTTGAGAATCATCGGAAAGAACAGAGCTGATGTGCGATTTATTAAAGAGTATTTTTTGCTTGATATAAGCGATGAAAGAGATGTTCCGGCGAACATCCGTAATAAAGTTACGCTTTTATCGAGTTTTCCGACGGAAAACCCCAGTAAACCGACGGAAAACCCCAGTAAACCGACGGAAAACCCACAAAGTAAAGTAAAGGAAAGTAAAGTAAAGGAAAGTAAAGTAAAGGAGTATGCGCAGAGCGCGGACGAGTCCGCCTCAGCGCCGGAATACCGACTGATACTCCATGACGGCTCTTATTATCCGATAAGCAAGGAGGACATAAGCAAATGGGCTGCTCTATATCCTGCAGTAGATATAGAGCAGGAAATACGCAAAATGATCGGGTGGAGCGAGGCAAACCCGCAAAACCGTAAGACAAAGCGCGGCGCACTGGCGTTTATCAACCGATGGTTGGCGCGCGAGCAGGACAAAGGAGGGGCAAGACATGGAGAGCTTTCGAGAGATGATACCGGCGTCAATCCGTACGAAAAGTACGGCGGTACGCTCGTTTGATGAATACCGCCAGCATCAAATCGATGTGCTTAATGCACTTCCGGGTGATCTGCCCGGCATGGACTGCCAGGAGTGCAAAAACAAGGGCGTGATCTATGCACTCGAAGACGGATACGAGGTAGCAAAAGAGTGCAGCTGTATGGCGGTGCGCAGATCGTGGCAGCAGATAGAAAAAAGCGGTCTCAAAGATATTATGAACCGATACACTTTTAAATCCTACGAAATCCGCGAACCGTGGCAGGAGCAGATTATGCGCAGCGCGTGCGATTATTGCCGGAGCCCCGAAGGATGGTTTTTTGTCGGTGGGCAGGTCGGCGCGGGAAAAACGCATATTTGCACCGCCATTGTAGGCAAGCTGCTCAAAAGCGGCAAATCGGCAATCTATGCGCCATGGAAGAGGGTTGCGGCGGAGCTAAAAGCCTGCCTCAATGAGCCCGAATATACTGCACGTATGGACGAGCTGACGAAAACAGACTGCCTTTATCTCGATGATTTTTTGCGCACAGGCGCGGGCGACAATGGCAAAAAGTCACCGCCGACGCAGGGAGACTTAAACCTTGCATACGAGATCATCAACAACCGATACAATGGGCGCAAACTGACCGTGATTTCTTCCGAGCTGACAACGGCGGAGATTTTGCAGCTCGATGATGCGATTGGATCGCGCATTGCCGAGCGGGCCCGGGCGCATACAAACAACATTAAGCGGGATATATCCCGTAATTACAGATTAGGAGGATTTTAAAATGAGTGCAAGCAATGGCGTACATATTATGGGGCGTATCACAAGAGACTTGGAGCTGCGGCATACGCAAAGCGGCACCGCTGTGTGCCAGTTTTGTGTGGCGGTAACACGCAGCTTTAAGGACGCTAACGGCGAGTACCAGTCGGATTTTATCGATTGTGTGGCGTGGCGCAACTCGGCGGAGTTTATCACAAAATATTTTAGCAAAGGTGCGCTGATCGCACTTGACGGCGAGCTCCAGACACGCAACTACACGGACAAGGACGGCAACAAGCGGAAGGCGACTGAGTTGCTTGTGAGCAGTGCCGCTTTCACGGGCGAAAAGCGCGAAGTTGCTGCAAAACCGACACCGACAGAAGAGGATTACAGCGCTATTTCTGATGATGATTTACCATTCTGAGGAGGGCACATGAAAATTAAATTTATTATCCCCGGCGAGCCGCAGGGTAAAGCTCGCCCTCGTGTGGTGCGGATGAAATCCGGGCGCAGCATGAGCTACACGCCCGATAAAACCGTGGCGTATGAGGAGCTTGTGCGGCAACGCTTTTTAGCGGAGGCACAGGGTAGGCGCTTTGCCGATGATGCACCGATCGATATAATCATCACGGCGTTTCTGAGTATCCCGAAGAGCGCCAGCAAGCGAAAGCAAATGCTGATGACGAGCGGCGCACTTTTTCCGCAGAAAAAGCCGGACTTGGACAATGTCATGAAGATCGTGTGCGATGCCTTGAACGGCATTGCGTATAAAGATGACGCGCAGATCGTGAATGCGAAGATCTGTAAGCGATGGTCATCGGAGATGCCGAGCGTATGGGTGACGATAGAGGGAGAGGAGCGCAAAAGCGATGGACATACGTAAATTTGGCGCAACAGGCATTAAAGAGCCGTACTACATAATACTTTCGGGGACAAATCGGCGGGCAAGCTGCCGAGGCTGCATATACCGGCGCGGGATAGGCTCTCGCGGCGACCGATACAGCGTGTGCTGCTATTGCTATGATACGGGCCTCCCACGCGGATGCCCACCCGAAAAGTGCGATAAGAAACGGAGGAAACCATAAAGCAATGAAAGCTTTACAGCGATACCAAATGAGCAAAGCGGAAAAAGCAGCGATGAAAGCGGAAATAGCGAGGCAGGTGCATGAGCTTGATGAAAAGTTTTCGGTTGAAATCTGTGCTATGCTGCTTTGGGCATTGCACGAAGAGTTTGGTTTCGGCGCCGACCGTCTCCGCCGCGTGTGGGACTGCGTGGCGGTGCATCGAGCGGAATTGCTCAAACATTACGATATGCAGGATAACGCCGAATTTATTTTGCTTTACAAGCTGCGCCAGATCGGTGTGGATGTGGAAAAGTGGACGGCGGAACCGCAAACGCAAAAGGTGGTGCTGAAAGAATGACGCAGCGTCTGGGCCCATGCCCGCAGAACTGCCCGAACAGATACGCAAACGAGCACGAGACTTGTCACAGTACATGCCAAAGGTACATGAGATACAAGCTGACAAAATTGCTTGAGAGTAAGCAGCGTGCGAAAGCAATAGACGAGGTAGGCTTCCACCGCGACGTGCGGAAAGCCGTTGAGAAAAGGCGTGAAAGGAAGACCAGATATGACAACAGATGAACTCGTCGAAAGGTGGATGAAACTATGAACCGAAATGATTTACAAGCTATGCTACACTACACCAAGGAGGTAGCAAAAATAATTTATGGTAGCGAAGAATGTAGGCATGGTGACTGTGACAAATGCGGATATTACGTGATATGTCAGATGAACGAATTATTATACTCTCTGATAGAGCATGAAGCAAATAAATACGACGTAAAAGGAGAATTAAAAGGTGATAACGATTAGCACAAGAGATTGCAACCCGAAGGAGGAATTAAAGTGACAACAGATAAACTCATCAAGGCGCTCACGCGCATGAAATCGGAGACCGGCTCGCTGGCAGACTCCTTGTGCTGCCTCGGTTGCGGGCATGAGCATAACTGCGGCGTGCATGGGTGCGCGGTTATCGGAGAGGCGATAAAAACCTCGAAGCTGTATCAAGCCGCGTACAAAATGCTCGAGCGGCAGCGGGACTGTGACACATGCCTTTACAACAATCCGTGCGGAATGGACGATTTGCGCTGCACGGTCTGCACGAGAGGGCAAAAATGGAGATGGGACAGAGGAGGCGTAGAATAGTGACTAAAATGACGCACCTATCTCTTTTTTCCGGCATAGGGGGGCTTGACATCGCCGCGGAATGGGCGGGATTTGAAACAGTTGGGCAATGCGAATGGGCAGATTATCCCACTAAAGTGCTTGAAAAGCACTGGCCGGATGTACCGCGCTGGCGAGATATACATACACTAACAAAAGGGGATTTTTATGTGCGAACAGGATTACGAACAGTTGACGTTATTTCCGGGGGATTTCCGTGCCAGCCTTTTTCTACAGCCGGGAAGCGACGAGGCAAGGCGGATGACCGTTACCTCTGGCCGGAAATGCTGCGAGTTGTTAGAGAGCTGCGACCCGATTGGGTCGTTGGCGAAAATGTTGCTGGTCTCGTCAGCCTGGCACTCGACCAGGTGCTTTCTGATTTGGAAAGCGTCGGCTACACCTGCCAAACGTTTATTATTCCGGCTTGTGCCGTCGACGCCCCGCACCGACGTGATAGGTGTGCAATCGTGGCCTACGCCAACAGCGGCAGACGCTTACATAGGAGCGTTTGCGAGCAAACAGAAAAAAGCGGGCAGTCGACACAGTTTGAATCTTGCAAGTGCAGTTCGCATGTTTCCAACACCGCTTGCAAGCGACTGGAAAAACAGACAGGGTCGAAAAAGCAACATACAAAATGTGGTTGGTGGGAAACTGAACCCAATGTGGATAGAGTGGCTGATGGGATTCCCAGCAGGGTGGACAGACTTAAATGCTTAGGCAATGCGGTGGTACCACAACAATTTTATCCGATTTTTGATGAAATAGCTAAAATACAAGGAGGAGCGTGTAATGGGTAAAATCATCTTGGTCGTGCTCGTAATCGTGGCAACGCTCACGGAGTGCATCGTGATGCGCAAGTCGCGGGAGTACGACGCAGCGGACAATATCGCCGGCTTAGAGCGCTGCGTGAAAGCTATGGTGGTGCTTGGCTTAGTGGGCCTCGCCGCGGCGGTGGCGTTTGTGGCGATGTGATAAAGGAGATACAATGACAAAAGGACTTTTGGAGCAATACCCCGACATCTGCGCGGAAATCGAAGAGCTTGAGCGCGAGAATAAAACGGTGATAAGCGATATAGTACGCGGATCATCGGATGAGTTTCCGTTTACCGAACATCCAATCACCGTGCGCGGGCTTGGGCCGCAGAGATATGCCGAGCACATTGCAAAGCTCAAAGCGCAAAAGCAAGAGATAGAGCAATTTGTATTCGGCATCAAAAGCGCATGGTTGCGGCGCGTCGTGATGCTTCGTGCGTTCCACGGCTATTCATGGGACCGGGTCGCGGCGCAGATGAGCAAAAGCGGTAAAGTTCCGGCTATCAACACACTCAAAAGCCAGTATTATGATTTATTCAAAAATGAGTACGCGGGTAAAAAATAATTTTGGATTTTCGGCGTTTTTGTACCAAATGGTGCGATTTAAACTATATACTGGATAATAGAGATATTAGGTAGAGCGCCGGGGATTAGGTTCCTCGGCGCTTTTGCTATGCAGGAGGAGGGCGAAAAGATGAACAAAAAAGCATATCGCCCTTGCCCACGCCCAAGCAGCTGCGTGTGGGATACATACGCGAGGACGGGCGAGCATTTATGTATGCTTGCGGTTTGCCCGTATGCGCTCTGCGCCGCGCAGCTGAGCGTCGCACGGCTGACGGAGTATCTGCGGGAAACCGGGAAAAACGAGCGCAGCGATTCGGAGGAGAACCATGAGCTTTGATTACAACGCGCCGAGATGGCGGAGGAAGCGAGAGACTATACTGAGGCGGGATGGATATCTGTGCCGGTATTGCCTGCGGTATGGGCGGCGCCGTCAAGCGACGACCGTGCACCACATCGAGCACGCGGATGAACATCCAGAGCTTGCGTATAACGCAGACAATCTTATTAGTTTGTGTGAGGCGTGCCACAATAAAATGCATCCGGAAAAAGCAAAGAATGCGGGGAGGTATGGGATATGAGAGACCACAGAGATCCCCGCCCTCATCCGACGCGCCTTCCGGGGCTGTTAGGGACCGGCGGGGGTAACTCTTTCCAACTCTGGGCAGATTTTTGACAAAAGGGATGCAGAATATGACCAAAAACAAATGGAAAAAACTGATTTTGGAGCAGATGTCTGCACTTGGGGTGCAGAAGGACGCGTATGATTCCGCGGTGGAGACTTTGGCGGGAATCCTCGAGCAGCGGGACAAAACTTTCGGGGAGTTTCGAGCCTCCGGTGGAAAGTCGGTCATCAAGTACACGAACAAGGGCGGCTCGACAAACATGACGAAAAATCCGTTGCTTGTCCTTTGGGATGATTTGAACAAGAGCGCTTTGGCGTACTGGCGTGAACTTGGGATGACACCCTCAAGCTATAAAAAAATGACGGGAGACGCGCCGCGTTTGGAAAAGCCGGGCGGACTGGCTGCGGCGCTTGCCAGCATTGAATCCGGTTAAAGGGAAAAACTGGCCGGAGGTCCTCGAGTACGCCGAAAGCATTCGGGCTGGTCAAAAAGCGGCGTGCATGGAGTTGCGCCAAGCTGTGGATCGGTTCTTTTCAGACTTAGACAATCCCGAGTACTGGATGGATAGCAAAGCGCCTGAGTTTTGCATTCAGATTATCGAAAAAACGATCTGCCACCAGCAGGGGGAGAAGCTGGACGGCACGCCGCTGCGTGGTACGCCGTTCAAGCTTGAGCCGTTCCACAAATTCATCGTTTACAATCTTGTGGGATTTAAGCTGCGCGGGACGGACGTCGTTCGATTTCACGAAGCGCTGATCTTCATCCCCAGAAAAAACATTAAGACAAGCTTCGCCGCGGCGCTTTCCTGGGCGCTCTCACTCCTTTATCGGCGCAGCGGGTCAAAGACCTACATCGCGTCGGCGGCGCTGATGCAGTCGCTGGAGAGCTTCAACTTTCTGGACTACAACGTCCGCCGGATGGGTGAGGACGCAAAAAGCGGCGGGTCTGTCAAGATCATCGACAACAACAATGAGCACTCCATGGAGGCCACGCTTCCGGACGGCTCTTTTTTTATTCGCGCACTGGCGGCAAACCCGGACGCGCAGGACTCCCTTAACTGCAACATTGCGATTTGCGACGAGATTCACGCCTTTAAAACGCCGAAGCAGTACAACCTTTTTAAGGAGGCTATGAAAGCCTACACTAATAAGCTGCTGATCGGCATCTCGACCGCAGGCGACAACGAGCAGGCATTCCTCGGGCAGCGGCTAAAATATTGCCGAAAGGTGCTGGACGGCACGGTGAAGGACGAACAATACTTTATTTTTATGTGCTGCGCAAACCCGGACGAAAACGGGAATATCGACTACACAAACCCGGTCGTACATGAAATGGCAAACCCGGCCTACGGCGTGAGCATTCGTCCGGATGAAATTTTAAACGACAGCCTGCAGGCGCAGAACGACCCGCAGCAGCGTAAGGACTTTTTTGCGAAAAGTCTGAACGTCTACACAAACGCGGTCAAGGCGTATTTTGACATCGAGGAGTTCCGGCGGAGCGACGCTAAGTACAGCTGGACGCTCGATGAGTTGGCAAGGCTGCCGATCGACTGGTACGGCGGCGCGGACTTGTCGAAGCTCCATGACTTGACGGCTGCGGCACTTTTTGGACATTACAAGGGCGTGGACATAGTAATCACCCATGCGTTTTTTCCGATTGTCGCCGCGCATATCAAGGCGGAGCAGGACAACATCCCGCTTTTCGGTTGGCAGGACGACGGCTGGCTTACGATGTGTAACAGCCCAACCGTTAACCATGCAGATGTGGTCAACTGGTTCGTGGATATGCGAAAACGGGGGTTTAAAATCCGGCAGGTCGGGCATGACCGAAAGTTCTGCCGCGAGTATTTCATCGGCATGAAATCGGCGGGTTTCCAGATCGTCGATCAGCCACAGTATTTTTACAAAAAGTCGGAGGGCTTCCGGCATATCGAGCAGAGCGCAAAAAACGGCACTCTTTTTTATTTGCATTCGGAAGCCTACGAGTATTGTGTGGAAAACGTGTCCGCCGTCGAAAAGACGGACGACATGATCCAATACGATAAGGTGCAGCCGGAACACCGCATTGATCTTTTTGATGCGTCGGTGTTTGCCTGCATCCGATACCTCGAAAGCCTTGAGAAAAACAGGGCGGCGAAGAAATGGTGGGGTGAAACTTGAGCAAAAAGAAAAGAAGCAGGCCAGCGCCGCGCGCCGAGCCGGTGCGCAGGAGCATCGCCTTTGCGGGCGCAGACCTGTGGGAATCTATCGACTGCCGAGGCTACGTGAGCCTTGCGCATAATCCCGAGATTTGCACGGCAGTGGACACGATCGCGCGGCTGATCGCAAGTATGACCATACATCTGATGGAAAACACGGAGACCGGTGACATCCGGGTCAAAAACGAGCTGAGCCGCAAGGTGGACATCAGCCCGAACAACAACATGACCCGCGCGGCGTTTATCCACTGGATTGTCAAGACACTGATGCTCGAAGGAAACGGAAACGCGGTGGTGTGGCCGGAAACGCGGCGCGGCATTCTGCGCGACCTCAAACCGGTGCCGCCAGCTTTTACAGCGTTCGTCCCGGAGGGCGTGTGGGATTACCGCGTGGTGATTGCCGGACAGGAGTACGACCCGAACGACGTGCTGCACTTTGTCCTAAATCCTGGAAGCTATTATCCGTGGAAAGGCGAGGGCTACCGTGTCGCGCTGACAGACGTCGCGAACAATCTCAAGCAGGCGGCCACCACGGAAAAAAGCTTTATGTCCAGCAACTGGAAACCGAGCATCATTGTCAAGGTGGATGCGCTCACGGACGAATTTGCAAGCGCGGAAGGGCGCAGCAAACTCCTGCACGAGTATATCGATACAGCGCAGGCGGGCGAGCCATGGATGATCCCGTCAGAGCAGTTCAGCGTGGAACAGGTTCGGCCGCTCACGCTCTCCGACCTTGCGCTCGCGGATTTCGTGCAGCTCGATAAGCGGACGGTGGCTGCTATTCTCGGCGTGCCGCCTTTTGTTTTGGGTATCGGGGATTTTCATCGCGACGCCTGGAACAACTTTATCAGCTCCACAATCATGCCGGTCGCGAAGAACATCGAGCAGGAAATGACCAAAAAGCTCCTGTACAATCCAGATTGGTTTTTTCGGTTCAACGCGCGGAGCCTTTACAACTATGACCTGCGCGACCTTGCAGCGGTGGCGAACGATCAGTATGTGCGTGGGATTATGACCGGAAACGAGGTGCGCGACTGGATCGGACTTTCTCCTCTTTCCGGACTCGACGACCTTGTGATCCTCGAAAACTACATCCCGCGCGGGATGATCGGAGATCAAAACAAACTGAACGGAGGTGACAACACATGATGTATAAACGCACGGCTATGGCGCGGAGCGAAGGTTTCTGCACCCGTGCCGAGGGCGGAAATCTCTATATTGAGGGATATTTCGCCGTATTCGGGAGCCGGTATGAGCTCTGGGATGGCGCATATGAGACGATCGAGCCCGGCGCATTCGACGGGCAAACGAACGGAGATGTCCGGGCGCTCGTTAACCACGACACAACGCTTGTGCTCGGCCGTACAACGGCGGGGACGCTTTCGCTGCGTGTAGATGAGCGGGGACTTTGGGGCGGCGTCACGATCAATCAACAGGATCAGGATGCAATGAACCTTTACGAGCGCGTAAAGCGTGGCGATGTGAATCAGTGCTCTTTCGGATTTGACATCCTCGATCAGGATGTCGAGTACAAGGACGGTGTGCCGACGGTGTGGCGGATAAAGGCTGTGAAGCTATACGAGGTTTCCGTCGTAACGTTTCCGGCTTATGAGGATACCTCGGTAGAGGCGCGCCGGAGAGATTTTGAGCAGGCAGAAAAACGCAGAAAAGAGGAATGGCAGGCAAGGATGAAAAGCCGCCTGAAAGGAGAAGACAATGGCACTTAAGACAATCATGCTGCGGCGAAGCATTGAAAAGAAGCAGGCCGAGTTGGAAGCGCTCCGCCAGAAAGACGCGGAGTTTTCCACGCGTGAGGCTGAGCTTGAAACGGCGATCAACGAAGCAGAAACGGCGGAGCAGGAGCAGGCCGTCACCGAAGAGGTAGAGACCTTCGACGCGGACAAGACTGCGCACGAAGCAAAAAAGGCTGCGTTGGCAGGAGAGATCGAGGGCCTTGAAGCGGAGCTTTCCGAGGCCGAGGCAGCTGCTCCGACCAGAAGCAAAGAAAACCATCTCACAAAAGAAAGGACGGAAAGAAAAATGGAAACCAATATCAACATCCGCGCGCTGCCCATGAGCCGACGCGCGTTTGACGCGCTGCCGATGGAGCAGCGCAGCGAAATCGTCGCCCGCGAGGACGTGCGCGAATTTTTTGCGCAGTTGCGCAGCATGAAGGGCCAGCAGCGCGGCGTATCCGGCGCGGAGCTCACGATCCCGGTCGTTTTCCTCGACATGATCGCGGAGAATATGTACCGATACTCTAAGCTGCTGAACCGAGTACGTATCCGCAACGTCAACGGCGAGGCGCGCCAGACCATCGCCGGTACGGTGCCGGAAGCGGTGTGGACGGAGATGTGCGGCGCGATCAACGAGCTGACCTTTGTATTTAATCAGGTCACGCTTGACGGCTTCAAAGTCTCAGGCTATGTGCCGGTATGCAACTCGATCCTCGAGGACAATGACATCAACCTTGCGAGCTGGATCGTGGAGATGCTCTCCGAGAGCATCGGCCTCGCGCTGGATAAGGCGATCCTGTACGGCAAGGGCGCGGCAAGCAAGATGCCGCTCGGCATTGTGACCCGCCTCGCGCAGACCTCGAAGCCCTCCGATTATCCGGCAAATGCGCCGGAGTGGGTCGATCTCCACACCAGCAACATTCTCAAGGTGGACAGCACGGCCGAACCGATTACTTTCTGGTCCGCACTGGCTGTCGCAGCCGGAAACACATTCACGCGCTACAGCCGCGGCCGCCAGTTTTGGGCGATGAACAGCAAAACTTACGCCAAGCTTCGCGCGAAGCTGATTGCGTTTAATTACGAGGGCGGCCTTGTCGCGCAGTTCCCGGGCACGATGCCGGTCGTCGATGGCGACATCGATGTGCTTGAGTTTATCCCGGACGGCGACATCATCGGCGGTTACGGCGATCTGTACCTGCTCGCGCTGCGCGCCGGCATGACAATAGAGTCCAGCCGTGAGGTGCAGTTTATCCAAGACAACACCGTTTTCAAAGGCAAGGAGCGCGCGGACGGTATTCCGGTCATCCCAGGCGCATTTGTTGCGATCAACATCAACAACGCGGCGGTCACAACCGTGATGGACTTTGCCGCGGATACCGCAAACGACGCGCAGCTTACCGCGCTGGCAGTCGGCACAGAGACGCTGTCGCCCGTATTTGCAACGGGTACATACAGCTATACGCTCGCACCCACCGGGACGAGCGCAAAGATCGAGGCAACCAGCAGCCAGCCGGGTGCGAAGGTGGCGATTAGCTACAACGGCCAGAATGTGCGCAATGGCGGCACAGTGACATGGCTGACGGACGGCGCAGCGCATCCGCTGACGGTCACGGTTACGCAGGGCAACGCAGTGCGCGTCTATACAGTCTCGGTAACAAAGTCTGCGGGCTAAAAAACAAGGAGGTAAGCGACGTTGACGTTGACGGATGAAGACATTCTGGAAATTTTGAAGGTTGACCTGCAGGTTTCAAGCTCTGCGCTCGACCTGTATCTGCTTGTACTCATCGCATCGGCCAGAGCCTACATCACGCAGGAGGGCATCACGCTGACGGATACGGCACAAGATGCGATGCTCGTCGAAATGTATGCCGCTTACCTGTACCGCCGCCGACGCGAGGAAAACGTGCAGATGCCGCGCATGCTGCGGTGGGCGCTGAACAACCGGCTTTTCAGCCAGAAGGGAGCGGCAGATGGATGATCTCATTTTGCTGATCTCTGAAAGCTATAAAAAAGACGCGATCGGAAACGTCACGGTGACGGAGACAGCAACGTCGGTATGGGCGCACTTGCAGTCGGTCACGAGGGCAGAGTGGGCAGACGCCGGACAGAACGGCCTGCAGCCGCAGCTTGTCGCCGTGACGCCGATCGTAAATTACAACGGCGAGCAGATCGTACAAATCGGCTCGGGTGAAAATGCGCGTCGGTATGCCGTGTACCGCACCTACTTAGACCCGGACAGCGACAGCATTGAGCTGTATCTCGAACGGAAGGCGGGTGTAGCGCGTGGCGCGGAAAATCCGGTTACAGGAGCTTGAGATCGAGATCGTGAAAGAGCTCAAGGATTACAGCGACGAGGTCGCCGAAGGTATAAAAAAAGCGGTGAAGGACGTGGCAAAAGAAACAGTCCGCACGTTGAAATCGACATCCCCGCGGGATACCGGCGAGTATGCGCGCGGCTGGACGTCCAAGGTGGAGTTTGAGAGCATGGAGGACATCCGGGTGCGCATATCCAACCGCACAAAGCCGCAGCTCACGCATCTGCTTGAAAACGGGCATGCAAAGGTAAACGGTGGCCGCGTGGACGGCAGGCCGCATATCCGACCGGCCGAGCAGGCTGCTGCAGATAAGCTCGTGGGTGCCGTAAAGGTGGTGATCAAAAAATGACGCTGGAGAATCTATATCAGCTTTTGGAAAGCACAGGTTTGCCCGTGGTATACAGGGCATGGCCGATTGGCGGAGCGCCTGAGTTGCCGTACATCTGCTATCTCGCCGCATACAGCAACAACTTTTCGGCGGACGGCGTCGTATACCAGCCGATCGATCATGTGCAGGTTGAGCTTTACACAAAAGATAAAAATCCAGAAGCGGAGGGCAGGGTGGAAAGCGCCCTGTCCTCACTCTTTTGGGACAAATCGGAAACTTATATTGACACGGAGAAATGCTATCAAATTTTATACGAAGTTGAGGTGTAACAATGGCGACAAACGAAAACAAGGTGCAGTTTAATATTAAAAACGTGCACTACGCGGTGATGATCGCAGACGGCGAAGCGCCGACGTGGGAAAATCCGGTCCCTGTGCCGGGCGCCGTGAATCTGTCGCTCGAGGCGAGCGGCGAGATCACGCCCTTTTACGCGGACGGTGTTGTGTACTACAAATCCAGTTCTAACAACGGATACGAGGGCGACCTCGAAATGGCGCGATTTATCGACAAGATGCTGCAGGATGTCTGGGGATACGTGCTCAACGCCACCGACAAAACGATCATTGAGAATGTAGGTGTTGAGCCGAAGAGCTTTGCGCTCCTTTTCCAAATCGACGGCGACGCCGACAACGATTTGTACTGCATGTACAACTGCACGGGCACGCGCCCGGGCATTGTCGGCGCGACGAGCACGGACACTAAGGAGCCGCAGACGCAGACCAGCACGATTTCCGCGACGTCCCTCGAAAACGGCAACGTCTTTGCACGTACAACCAGTGAGACGCCGGAGAGCGTTCGCACAACATGGTTTACGAAGGTCTATACGCCTACCGCCTGAGAAAGGTAAAAAAATATGGAAAAAAGAATTCAGATCGACGGAAAGGAGGTGGGGTTTAGGGCTTCGGCCCTGACCCCGCGTCTTTACCGGCATAAAATCGGCCGAGACATGATTCAGGACCTTAACAAGCTTCAGAAGGCGTATACCAAAGCGCTGCAGGGCATCCATGCCAAAAAACCGGCAGAAGATGCGCCCGCCGAAGAGCGCGAGGCGTATGAAGCGCTAGTGCACGAATCGCAGCTTGATGTGACCGATCTCGAAATTTTTGAAAACGCCGCCTACATCATGGCGCGGCAGTATGACGCCAACATTCCGGACACGCCGGAGGGGTGGCTCGACGGCTTCGAGACGTTTTCGATCTACGAGGTGCTTCCGGCGATCCTCGAGCTTTGGGCGATCAACGCGCAGACGACAGCAAAGTCTAAAAAAAAATAAGACAGACTGTGCGCGAAGCAACCGGCGCGACCTTTATGCTCCGCTGCGCGGAGTTGGGACTAAGCCGCGAGGACCTCGACGATATGACGGTTGGCATGGTCTACGATATGCTGATCGAGCAAGCGAACGATCAAGAAAAGTACCCGTATAAAGCAACGCAGGCGGATATTAACCGCTTTTTTCCGAAAGGGTGAGTAGATGGCGGATCGAATCAAAGGCATAACAATCGAAATCGGCGGCGATACGACCGCACTGTCTAAAGCGCTTTCGGGCGTGAACAAAGAGATCAGCACGACGCAAAAGCAGCTGCGCGATGTTGAGCGGCTGCTGAAGCTGGACCCGGGCAACGTCACATTGCTCGAGCAGAAGCAGCGGCTTCTGGCGGAGAGCGTGGAACAGACAAAGCAAAAGCTGGACTCGCTAAAAAGCGCCGAAAAGCAGGTGCAGCAGCAGTTTGCGCAGGGAAAAGTCTCTCAGGCGCAGTACGATGCACTGCAACGCGAAATCGTCGCGACGGAAGCGGATTTGCGGAAAGCCGAAAAGGCGGCGTCCAGCTTGCAGGATGAAATCGCGCAATCAAAGGGCGAATCCGCTTTAAAACAACTTGGCGACGCGGCGTCCGAGACAGCCTCAAAGGTCAAGAAGATCGACGAGAAGCCGATCGAGGACGTAGAAGATGCGGCCAAGGACGCAGACGACGCGCTCGAAGAAGCGGGAGACAGTGCGTCCAGCTTCGCAGATCACCTCAAAGCCGATATACTTGTCGAGGGAATCAAGGAAATTGTTTCCGGGATTAAGGATCTGAACGAGGAAACCAAAGAGTACCGCAAGATCATGGGCACGCTGGAAACCTCCAGCGAGGCGGCGGGATACTCCGCGGAGGAGACAAGCGAGGCTTTTTCGCAGCTTTACCGGGCGCTTGGGGACGATCAGTCCGCTGCCACAACAACGGCAAACTTGCAGGCGATCGGTGCGTCGCAAAAGGATATAAACAGTCTGATTTCGAGTGCCGTCGGCGCTTGGGCAAAATACGGGGACAGCATCCCGATCGACGGTCTTGCGGAATCGATCAACGAAACAATCCGCGCCGGGCAGGTGACGGGCACCTTTGCGGACGTCCTGAACTGGGGCAGCAAAGAGGGCGAAACCTTCGGCGTGATGCTAAAGGAAAACACCGAGGAAAACGAGGATTGGAACAAGGCGGTGCAAGAAGCTTCCAGCGCCGAAGATTTTTTTAATCTCGCCTTGCAGGACGCCGAAACGCAGGCCGACCGGACAAACCTCGTCTTGCAGGCTATGGCCGATCAGGGCCTCAGTGATGTCGGCGATGCATGGTACAGCAACAACAAGGACATCGTAGACGCCAACAACGCGCAGCTCGAATTTACGAAAAAGGCAGCCGAGCTTTCGGAGCGTGTGCAGCCTGTACTTACAGCTGTGCAGGAGGGCATAAACGGCATTATGCAAGCGATTTTGGATGCAACGGCAGGAATCGACATGGATACCATCGTCGGATACGTCCAAAGCTTTTTTGATGCGATTTCGAACGTCGTATCCTTTTTAATTGAAAACAAAGAAATCGTAATCGGTGTAATCGGAGCGATCGGTCTCGCGCTGACTGCGCTGAAAATCGTCGAGTTTGTGCAAAGCGTGATCAGTGGTATTTCAGCAATTTCCAGTGCGCTGTCATTCCTTGCAGCAAACCCAATCGTGCTTGTGATCGCGGCCATCGCCGCACTGATTGCAGTGCTGGTGCTGATCGTCACAAAGGGCGAAGAGATCAAGGCGTGGCTGGCCGGTTTTAACGAGTGGCTGCAGGGCGTTTTTGCTACGGACTGGACGGAGATTTTTGGCCCCGTCTTAGGCAATGTGCTAAATGGATTCTTTTCGCTGCTGAAAGGCATCTGGGACGGCGTTTATCAGGTCCTTAACGGTGTAATCGATTTTATTCAAGGGATTTTCACCGGCAACTGGGAACAGGCATGGAACGGTGTGCAGGAGATCGTCTCGGGCGTGTGGAGCTACATCACCGGGCTGATCACAGGCGCGTGCGACCTGATTGAAGGCATCCTTTTGGGGCTGGATAGCTGGCTGCAAGGCGTCTTTAAAACGGACTGGACGGAAATCTTCGGCCCGGGACTGGGAGACATTATCAACGCTTTTATGAGAAATGTTGAAAACACGTGGAACGCGATTAAGCAGATTTTTCAAGGTGTTATCGACTTTGTGAAAGGCGTCTTCACGGGCAACTGGAAGCAGGCATGGCAGGGCGTCGTCAACATCTTCGGCGGCTTGTTTAACAGCCTCATAAACATGGTAAAGGCGCCGTTAAACGGCATCATCGGGCTTTTAAACGGCGCGGTCGGTGCGATTAACAGTTTGATCGGAGGGTTAAACTCGATCAGCTTTACAATGCCAAAATGGCTCGGCGGCGGACATTTCGGCCTCAGCATCCCGTATATCCCGAGTATACCGTATCTGGCAAAGGGCGGTATCCTCTCGCAGGGCTCCGCAATCGTCGGCGAAGCCGGGCCGGAGCTGCTCACAATGATGGGCAACCGCGCCATGGTGCAGCCACTCACCAGCAACACAACCAACCAGACCGACCTCGGCGGCGTCAATATCACGGTATACGGCGCGCCGGGGCAGGACGTGCGGGCGCTGGCGGACATCATTATGGACGAAATGCAGAATGCGACAGAAAGAAAGGCGGCGGTTTTCGGTGCATAAATTTTGGTTTGCCGGGCATTGCTGCCGCGAGTACGGCATTTATGTGAGCGGCGAAAACACCTTCAACGGCCCTGAAAGGGGCTATGAGCTCGTGTCCATCCCCGGGCGGTCCGGCGATCTGATCCGAGATAACAAGCGATATAAAAACATCACGGTTTCTTATCCCGCTTTTATCCACCGCGATTTCCTACGGAATACCGATGCGGCGCGCGCATGGCTTCTCGGCTCGCCGATGAAGTACCAGCAGCTGGAGGACGACTACCACCCGGACGAATATCGTATGGCGATTTTTACCGGACCGCTGGATTTTGACACGCGGTTTTTGAACCGGTCGGGCGAGATGACGCTAAATTTTAATTGCAAACCGCACCGGTATATCAAGGCGGGCACGTGGGTGCAGGCGCTCGAAAATGGGCAAATCCTGCTGAACAACTGGGACGAATCGCTTCCACTGATCCAGATCACGGGCAGCGGAAGCGGCGTGCTGACGGTCGGCGGCATCACCGTGACAATCGACAGCATGGACGGCAGCTTGACGCTGGACGCCGAAACGCAAAATGCCTACAGCGGCCTTGAAAACAAAAACGGCACGATCCGCATCTCCGGCGGCGAGTTTCCGACCCTGCCCGCCGGTGAAACGCGGATTACTTGGAGCGGCGGCATCACTGCGGTGGAGATCACGCCGAGATGGAGGGCATTATGAAACCGATCCTTTTTCCGTCCACCGCGACGGAGTTTAAAACGCAGGGACTTGGCGTCCTGACGGATGCGATCAGCTGCACGGTCACCGAGGAGCGCAACGGCGCTTTCGAGCTGACGATGCAATACCCGGACACCGGCGTGCATTTTGACGAGATCACGGACCGCTGCATCATCTATGCGATCCCGAGCCCGTACCGGGCGCCGCAGCCTTTCCGCATCTATCGGATCACGCGGCCGATGGACGGCATTATCATGGTGTACGCGCAGCATATCACCTACGACCTTTCCGGCGTGCCGCTTAATCCTTTTACAGCGATCAACGCGCCGGATGCGCTCTCAAAGCTAAGCCTCAACGCGGCGGTGGATAGTCCCTTCACATTTTGGACGGACAAGGCTACCGTCGCGTCTTTTGCTGTCTCGACACCGTCGTCGACGCGCTCGGTTCTTGGCGGCTCATCCGGCTCGATCCTCGACGTGTACGGCGGCGAGTACGAGTGGGACGGCTTTACCGTCCGTCTGTACGGCCATCGCGGATACGACAACGGCGTCGTGATCAGCTACGGCAAAAACCTGACGGACATCGAGCAGGACCGCAACATCTCCAACGTGGCGACCGGCATCTATCCGTACTGGACAAACGCCGAGGGTGCGCTCGTGACCTGCGATCCTAAGATTGTCAACGCGCCGGGCACGTACGATTTTACGCGCGTCGTGCCGGTGGATTTTTCCAACGATTTTGAGACGCAGCCGACGCCGGCGCAGCTCAGGGCGCGTGCGGAAAAGTATGTCGAGGACAACAAAATCGGCATCCCAAAAACGAGCATCACGGCGTCTTTTGTCCAGCTTGAGCAGTTTCCGGAGTACGAGGATCTTGCGCTGCTTGAAAAGTGCGACCTCTGCGACACGGTGACGATCCGCTACCCGCAGCTCGGAGTGGAAGCGAAGGCCGAGATTGTCAAGATCGAGACAGACGTGCTGCTTGAGCGGTACAACTCGGTCGAAATCGGAGACGTGCGCACCAACATCGCGGACACTATCGTCGGGCAGCAACAGGAGATCAAGCAAAAACCGAGCGAGACTTACTTGCGCGAGGCAGTGCTTGCGCTTACGGAGACCATCCTCGGCGCATCCGGCGGCGCGGTGCGCCTGTTGGATACCAACAACGACGGCATGCCGGACACGCTGTACATCGCGGATGATCCGGACCCGACCAAGGCGCGCAATGTGTGGCGCTTTAACCATGAGGGCTGGGGTGCGAGCGATAACGGATATAACGGGCCGTTTTCCTACGGAGCCACGTTAAAAAACGGTATGGTCGCCGATTTTATCACAGCGGGCACGCTCAACGCTGATCTCGTCAACATCGTCAACTTGATCGCCGACCATGTGGTGAGCCGAAACGCTGGGTTTGAGATGGACCTGTGGGCGGCGGTGCTGAGGCTGATGGAAAACGACAACCTACGCGTGCGCATCTACTCGACAGCCCAAAGCGCCGGAGGCATTGTGCAGGTCTTTTCCGGCACCGTGACAAATGAGGGAGGCCTAGGCAAGGACGGCTCTTACTCGTACCTCGGACCGATCGGCGCGGGCGTGGGCGAAAAAAGTGACGGAAGCTATACCGGTATCGTGAAATGCGGATACATCACTGCCAACGGCAGTATCAACGCAAATGGAAACTACACCAACGCCGCAGAAAATTGGAGCATGATCGGGAAAAACGGAAATGCTATTATCTCTATGGAGGGCAGCGAGCGAACCGGGCATTTTGACAAGCTCTCAGTTTCCGGCGGTGCCGCTCAAAACATTGAGTGGGTATGGGATCCCCGCATCTCGCGTTACGTGCTGTGTACGGTCAACTGACAGGAGGGACAAAAATGCCAACAGAAACCATAGCATCGCTAAAAGTCGACCTACTTGACCCGGGCGCGCCGCAGATCATCCACGCGGTACAGGACGACAGCAACAGCCGCAAGATCGCTTTTAGCATCTACGCGGGCGGCGCGCAGTGGGCTGTGCCAGACGGTACGCTTGTGACCGTCCGCTACAAAAAACCGGACGGCACCGCAGGCTTTTACGACACGCTGCCCGACGGCAGCACGTCGGCTGCGATGATCGACGGCAACGTCGTGACCGTGGCCCTTGTGCCGCAGGCTTTTACGGTGCGCGGAAACGTGCCGGTACAGATCAAGCTGTACGATAGTGCGGGCACCAGCATCGCGACGTTTGCGGTCGTGATGCACGTCTCGGTCAACGTCGTCTCAGACGCGGAGATCGTCTCGTCGGATTACTACAGCGTCCTGACCAAGCAGATTGCCGATGTACTCGCGGCGGCGGAAGGGATCGAGGGCAACGTCACCGCCGCCCAAGAGGCGGCACGGCAGGCGGCATCTTCGGC